GGCAATCATAACGGATCAAATAAGAATATTAAACGCAAAGAATTTCGTTGCTGGTGTATCCACTTCGACTAACTCTTACTATGCTTTTGTAGGTTTACCAAATCCTACAAGTATCGTATCAACGTGGGATTCTGCTCCTCCAGCACCTATTGACAGTTTCAATAATATGAATGATTATTATGATACTATGCTTGCTGTTAAGAGAATAACTTCTACTGATGTGAAACAAATTGTTCCAAAATTAAACTGGAGTTCTGGAACAACATATGATTATTATAGACATGACTATAGTATATCAAATGCACCACCAAACTCTGGTGGAACATCCTTATACACTGCAAACTTCTTTGTTGTTAATAGTGACTTTAGGGTTTATATCTGTTTACAAAATGGAACAACACCAGAAACTACTGATGGAAAACCATCTCTAGATGAACCAACATTTACCGATTTAGAACCAAGAGCAGCTGGTACTTCTGGTGACGGATATATTTGGAAGTATTTGTATAGCATCAAACCAGCAGATTTAGTTAAGTTTGATTCTACTGACTTTATGCCAGTTCCTTTAAATTGGGGAGATAATGCTGCAGATGCTGCTGTTAAAAATAATGCTGTAGATGGTGGAATTAAGATTGTTGTTGTTAAGAATAGAGGAACAGGTATAGGAACTGCTAACCAGACTTATACTAGAGTTCCAATTAAAGGTGATGGATTTAATGCAGAGTGTACAGTTGTTGTTAATAATGATGCTCAAATAGAGAGTGTCACGATATCTAACGAAGGATATGGATACACTTATGGTAATGTTGATTTATCTGCTGGATCAGTTCCAACACCAACATCCCCACCAACTCTTGATGTTATCATTCCACCACCAGGTGGCCATGGTTCTGATATTTACAGAGAGTTGGGTGCAACTAATGCTTTACTTTATGCAAGAATTGAAAATGATGCAGAAAACCCAGATTTTATAACAGGAAACCAAATATCTAGAATAGGTATTTTAGAAAATCCTAAAGCATTTGGTTCTGATCAGGTACTTACATTAGACAAAGCAAGTGCTGCATATGGACTAAGATTGTCTGGAACAGGATATAGTTCTGTAACATTTACTGCAGATAGTTTGATATCTCAAACAACTGGAACGGGTGTTACTGCTTATGGAAAAGTTATTGCATATGATCAAACAACAGGTGTTTTAAAATATTGGCAAGATAGAACTATTGCAGGTTTTGTAACTGCGACTGGTTCTGTTTCGACTGCACAAACAGCAACTGCAGCAATTTATGGATATAATACAACAAGATTTACTGCTGATCCAGATTCTGGTGGTAACGTAACTATTGTTGGTGGTAGTTCTAATTTATCAATTAGCACAACATTCACAGGTCTTTCTACCTCAATAAATAATAGAACATATTACCTTGGTCAAACATTTACTAAGGGAGTTTCTAACCCAGAAATTGACAAATATTCTGGAAATATGATTTACGTTGATCACAGACCATCAATTACGAGATCTTCCAACCAAAAAGAAGACATCAAAATAATATTACAGTTCTAATTAACTATGGCTCAGCAAACCAATCTTAACGTTTCACCATATTTTGATGATTTCGATCCGAATGATAATTATCAGAAGGTTCTTTTCAAGCCTGGTTATCCTGTTCAAGCAAGAGAATTAACAGGTCTTCAGTCTATATTACAAAATCAGATTGAAAAATTTGGTCAACATTTCTTTAAAGAAGGTGCAAAAGTAATACCAGGTAATACTGCGTATTCTTCTGAGTATTTTGCTGTAGAATTAAATAATAGTCATTTAGGAGTTCCTGTAGAATATTATATTGATCAATTAATTGATAGGAAAATAATTGGAGCAACAACTGGTGTAACAGCAATAATCAAACAGATTCTCAAGTCTGAGAATAGTGAGAATGGTAATTTAACACTCTACATTTCATATATGTCTTCTGGTGTAGAGGACAGTACTATTAAAGTTTTTGCTGATGGTGAATTATTAATAGCAGATAGTGATATTACTTCTGGGCCTCAAAATAATGCCTTTATACCTACAGGAGAGTCATTTGCTTCTTGTATTGCAAATAATGCAACATCAACTGCTGCATCTTTCTCTATATCTAACGGTGTTTACTTTGTTAGAGGTAATTTTGTTCAAGTTCAAGATGAAACAATTTTATTATCACAATATGGTAACACTCCTAGTGCTAGAATTGGTTTAAGAATAGAAGAAGATATAATCAATGCTGACGAAGATGAAACATTAGCAGACAATTCAAAAGGATTTAACAACTATGCTGCACCAGGTGCTGATCGTCTAAAAATATCATGTAGTTTATTTGCTAAACCATTAGATGATTTTAATGATTCTAATTTTATTGAATTAGCAGTCATACAAGATGGTGTTTTAAGATCTCAGAAAAAAAATACTGAATATAGTTTTATCAAAGATGAATTAGCTCGTAGAACATTTGCAGAGTCTGGTGACTACATGGTTAAGAGTTTTGATATTTCTATGAAAGACTCTTTAAATGATGGAGTTAAAAATGGTGGAATATATAACGATGGTCAATTTACACAGGGTGGAACATTAGCATCTGATGATCTTGCATTGTATCAAGTTTCACCAGGTAAAGCATTCGTAAAAGGATATGAAGTTGAAACAATTAGTTCAACATATATTGATGCACCTAAACCAAGAACTTCAAAAAGATTAGAAAGTCAAGGTGTTGCTTATAAAACAGGAAATTCTGTAAGACTTAATAATGTATATGGTGCACCTCAAATAGGAATTGGAAATACTTATATTGTTAGTTTAAGAGATCAAAGACAAGGTAGTGGTCAAATAAACGTGGGTGGTGAAGAAATTGGTGTTGCTAGAGTTTATGATTTTGCTTTAGAGTCTGGTTCTTACACTACTTCAAATTCTGCTGTTAATGAGTGGGATACATCACTTTACGATATTCAGTTATATTCTAAGGTAACTTTAAACGAACCAGTTACACTTACAATACCAACTCAAATAAAAGGAAAGTATAGTGGTGCTACAGGATTTTTAGTTTCTGCAGTTTCTAATAGCACATCTTTACAAATCTATGAAAAGAGTGGAGAGTTTGTAACCAATGAACCATTTGAAATAAATGGTGCATCCAATAATCGTGTTGCAACTGCCATCACATCTTTTGGTATGCAAGATGTAAAATCAGTATATGGTGGCCCTTCAGCATCTATTGGGCCAGGTGTCGTTGGTGCAGCAAAAACATTTAATGGAGATGTAATACAAAGTCCAGTTATTGACTTTGGTAATGCTCAATTTACTGCGAAAGATAATGCAACAGGTGTATGCACAGTTACCAGTGAAAGTTCATTATTTCCTGGTTCATTAAAAGTTGGTAATATATTAACATTTGGTGGATTGGGTAATAACGTTCCATCATTTGCAAGAATAACAGAAGTTAATACAAATGATGTTAAAGTTACTGGTGTTACTACAGTTACTGGTGTTGCAAGTGGTGCTATTCCAACATCTTCTACACAAGTTTCTAGTTTAAAACTTCAGACATCACCATTAGAAAGATCTACAGAAAGTAAATTATATGCATTAATGCCGAAAGCATTTATTTCAGATGTTGATCTCACAAACTCATCATTAACAATTAGGAAAGAATATACTGTTGATGTAGCACTTAATCCAAATACACAATTAGGTCAACTTACCTCTGCACTTGCTGCAGGTACAAACGAATCTTTCTTACCATTTGATGAAGAAAGATATGTCTTTATGAGATCTGATGGAACAACCGTTGCCTTAACAGATGATATGTTTACCTTTACCACAGGTAACACAGTATTACAAATAGAGGGATTAGGTGCAGCAACAACTGGATGCACATTAATAGCAACTCTCACAAAATCTAAACCATCTGCAAAAATAAAAAGATTAAATCGTGTAAATGCGACAGTTGTTAATTATTCAAAAGAAACTGGATCTGGTATTGGTGCGACAACTTTAAATGATGGTTTAACATATGGAAACTTCCCTATTGGAACTAGAGTTCAAGATGAAAAAATAGCATTAAACGAAGCAGATATTGTTGGTATTCATGGTATCTTTGAATCTACTGATACTTCAGAAGCATCTGCACCTAAGATGACATTAACATCGTTAAATGGCCCATCAGGAAAAACAACTGATTTAGTTATTGGTGAGCAATTTAAAGGTCAGAATAGTGGTGCTGTAGCGATTGTTGCTGAGTCTTTAACAGATTCACAGATAACATATATTACTCTTAACGAAACTGCATTTGAAGAGGGTGAAGTTGTAGTGTTCAAAGAAACAACTGTTCAAGGTTTAATTACAACTTTAGATAATCCTAGTCGAAATATTTCAGCAAATTATACATTTACTAATGGTCAAAGAAGCACTTTCTATGACTATGGTTTTATTACCAGAAGATCAAACGCAAAAGCACCTAAGAGACAATTAAAAATATATTTTAAAAATGGTTTTTATGAAACTACCGATGAAGGTGATATAACAGTCAAAAACTCTTATGATAGTTTTAACTATAGTAAAGAGATTCCTATGATTAATGGTGAATATGTAACTGACACCATTGACATAAGACCAAAGGTTTCTAGTTACACTGTTGCTGAAAATGTAAGATCTCCCTTTGAATTTAAAGGTAGAGTATTTACAGCATCTGGAAGTTCTGCTGCGAATATATTAGCATCAGATGAAACTATTACTGTTGATTTTTCACATTTTGTTGGGAGAATTGATAGAATTTTCTTAGATAAAACTGGTAGATTCCAAATTAAATATGGTGATCCCTCAGAGAAAAGAGAAAGACCAACTGGAGTTGATGATGCAATAGAAATAGCAAGTATTCTTTTACCTCCATACTTATTCTCACCTAAACAATCAAGCATTGATTTCTTAAAATATAAAAGATATAGAATGCAAGATATTAAAGATCTTGAAGATAGAATTAAGAATCTTGAATATTACACATCATTGTCTATGTTAGAAACACAGACATCAAACTTGTTTGTTGCTGATGCTGATGGATTAAACAAATTCAAATCTGGTTTCTTTGTTGATAATTTTACAAGTCTTAAACCACAGGAAACTAATGGTTTTAAAGTAAAATGTAGTTTAGATCCATATCATAATGAACTAAGACCACAACATTATTGCACATCCATAGATCTTATGCCAGGCCCTGTTGAGGGTGTAGACGCTACAACTGATCGTGCTTTCCTTGCTGCTGAAGGAACAAATATAAGAAAAACTGAGGATGTAGTTACTCTTAATTACACAGAAACTGAATGGTTAAGTCAACAGTTTGCAACTAGAACAGAAAGTGTTACTCCTTTCTTAGTCAGTTTTTGGCAAGCAACTGTTAAACTAGCACCATCAACAGATACATGGACAGATACTGCTAGACTCGATGCAAAGATAATTCAACAAGAAGGTAACTTTGCTGGTGTTATGGCACAGGCAATGCAAGAGTTTGGTGTAGATCCACAGACTGGAATGGCTCCTATACAATGGAACTCATGGGAGACAAACTGGAGTGGTGTTGATCAGTCTGATCGCAAAGCTAGAAGAACAGAAGTAAGTTCAGTTACTGAAGAAGAAATTATAAAAGCAGGTTGGATTAATGGTGGATCTGGTGTTAACCACTCACAAGATGTTACCACAACAACTACAACAACTCTTGAAGACACTATTCGTGACACATTTAGAGTTGATCATCAAAGTAGAAATGGAACTAGAAAGGTTGTAACAGAACAGTTTGATAATGAGTCTCTAGGAGATAGAGTTGTAAGTCGTGATGTTATTATGACAATGCGTTCTAGAAACGTGGAGTTCAGAGTCACTAAATGCAAACCACTTACACAGTTATATGGATTCTTTGATGGTGTTGC